AGGAAGAACAAGTCGTCGCGGCCCATCCAGCGGACGACCGGCTGAGCCCAGCAGGCATATCCGTTATAGGTCTCAGGGCTGTCCTGTGCCAGTATCGCGCCGAATGCTTGATCAGCCTCGTAGATTTCGCGGGGCATCTTGCCAAGTTCGTGCAGCTTGGTGCAGATGATTTTCCCGCCACCGCCACCACCGCCACCACCGTCACCGCCGCCGATGCCACCGCCATCGCCGCCGATACCGTCTCCACCGATACCGTCGCCGCCCAAACCGCCGTCGCCCAAGCCGCCGTCGCCGCCGATGCCGCCAGCAGGACCTGCATCAGAATTGCCGCCGATTGTTCCGCCATCACTAAATCCGCCGGAAATACCAGCAATGCCAGAGGCATCGCCGCCCGACGTGCCGCCATCACCAAAACCATCGGCAAGGCCGGCATCGGATAAAGCAGCCGCCGTACTAACACTATTTCCTTCTGCCGCCAGCCCAGCCTGTCCTGCTGCCACTGCGCCAATTGCTGCGGCCTCAGATGGCGTCGCGCCAGCGACGACGGCGCCTGCCGCCGCCTGAGCCGCGGCGCCTATTGCCGCGTCAGACAAACCGGCATCGGAAGCAGCGGCAGCAGCAGCAGCGCCAGCGGCCGCGGCAGCGCCGCCGGTGCCGCCGGTGCCAGCCGTGGCGACAATGCCATCAAGCGCATTCATGCCCATCGTGTCAGACAGAGAGCTGGTCAGACCTTGCGCCGCATTCTGAGCCGACTGGTTTGAAATTGTTGCGATCAGGCCAATAGGAAGACCCGTTATAAGGCCCAAGGCCATCGCGGCCGGCACGCTCACAGTGTTGGCAGAGACGATGCCAGAGGGCGACAACGAGATGCCGCCTAAGCCGGTGCTAACGGTTCCATCTGGAGCAACGCCGCCGGCGTTTGTAGATCCGAGAAGGCCGGACCCATCTCCCTCGCCAGTGAACATACCGCTATCGCCAAGCAGTCCGACACCGTAATCTTGACTCAGTTGCCTAGCGTAGAGCGTCGGATCGTAGCCACCGCCAGACGTAACGGGCGCGCTGTAATAGGGCAATTCGGTTTCAAATTGCCGCATCAGCTGCGAATAAATGTCGTCTTCGCCGGTGTAATAAGGTAGTCGTGTTGCCACGTTCAAAGCTCCTTGCTCACTACAAACCATTGTGGTCTGTAGCCTTCGTCCTTCATAAAGGTTCGTTCCCAGCCTCTGCGGCCCGAAAACGTTGACCTGCTGCAACCGTTACGCTTGGCCCAAGTTTCGACGTAAGGTCGCATAACCTTGAGTTCATCGAGGTCGCCGCCGGCCAAAAAGCAATGGAGCTCTTTCAGTCGCGGATAGACAATGATCTCGGTAATTGCTGCGGCGTTAGGCGCCGGCCAGAACTGGTATCGGCCTTGGCGCACACCCTCCGCAATGTCTTCAATTCCGTGTGTCCCTCCAGAGTATTCTAACGCCGCCTCTAGGTATTTGGCACATCTTTGGAACTCTAGTTCATCCATTAACGGCCACCCGCCGCAACCGCCTCCATCCGCGGCACACCCACGCGCCAGTCGTCCGAGACCGCTCCGGTATAGCGGACCTTGACCTGGCGCCCGGAAAATCTGACGTCCGTAGGCTGCGATGCGGTATACGGGCCATAGGTGGTTTCCGTCGCCATCGGATATTGCCGAACCTTAAAGGAGACCTGGACCTCGCCTAGCGTCTGCTCGTCAGGGATCAGCTGGCGCACCGACATCGTCTGATCGCCATTACCCAGCTCGACAGGGCCGGACTCGGCAAACGGAACCGCCGAATCGTAGGCGTAGCCCACTTCGTGCTCGTAGATGTATCCATCGGCAGAAACCATCAGAGGATTGGCAAAAACGCCGCGGTCGGTGCCGGCAGTACGCGCTAGATCGCCAATAGCCCAATGGTTCTCACGATAGTTATAAACTACATATGAGTCATTCTCGTTGGACTGCGCAGACGGGTAGAACCACCAGATCTCGCCATATTTACTATTATTGACCGCGTAGATCTTGCTGGCCTGCGTGTAGTTGATGTCCTGAAACACGAAATCCGAGACGTCGCAGGGTAGCGGCTTGACGTATCCGTCATAAGTCCAGAAGCCTGAGCGCGACATCCAGATCGCGGCCGTCTCAATCGCCGCCACGGATTGCGAGGAAATCACGCCGCAGGCCGAGCCCACCTTCTCAAACGAATAGACGTAAGGCAGACCGACATAGGTGGCGGTGTGTACATCCACGTCAGTAAATAGGATGTTAAGACCGCGAACGCGCTTGCCGCACTTGAGGTCGCCAACCGTCGTGAGCTCAAAGTCGCCGGCCTGGTTGTCGGCTGCCGGCGTCCAAACGGTATTGTCTTCCTGATCGCACCAGGCCACCTTACGGGTATTGCCACCAGCGCCCAGGGCGAAAACGAACCGCTCCGAGGTGGTCATTACCGCCTCATTGCCGGTCGGCGCGTTCGTGATCGCAGCGGCCAGCGTGGGCGTGGAAAAGCCTAGCTGCCACTCGTAGAGTTTGCCGTCAGAGCTGGAGCAGCCCACCAGATACTCGCCCCAGGTGTCTAAACTCCATGTGGTGGCAGCAGTGGAAGATCCTGTATCTGGACGCGCAACTCCATAAGCGTATGACCCATAAGGTCCGTATCCATAGCCGATTTTTGAGACACCATCGGCAGATCCAGAGGTGAACCCTGAAGGCGTGATGTCCTTCAAGGTGCCAGCCTCGTTCATCGCGTAGAGCTTGGAGTGCGTGCCGGCAGCGATCCAGCGGTTACCACTGTTGTCGCGCCAGTTCAAAAAGCCGCGACACATCCCCGTCATCTGAGACGTGCTGCGCTTGCGCCACCCGCCAACCGGGCGCATCGTGTTCTCAAACCAGCGAACGAGGGAAGCGTCGTAATACCGACCGGCCGACTGGTATTCGGTGCCGTTACGGTAGACGCCCGGAGGAATCTGCAGCTTGATGTAGGGCATAGGTCAGGCCGATTGGTTAGACATAAAGGACACCGTCAGAATGATAGACGGAGTCGCAGGGATTGCGGGGGTGCTTCCGCTGGCCGTTACGGCTGGGAACTGCTCGAGGGACACGCCAGAGTCAGACACGCGCCACATCATCTCGAAATAGTCGTTTTCCTCGAGGTCGAGGATGAAATTCATTGCGGCAATCAGGCGGCTCGCCGAACCGCTTGACTGGCGCGCCTTGATGCCAAACTGACTATTTGAATCGTTGACGTTGACGCCGTTTTTTCTGAACCAGATATCGATTTGCTGGACGTCGTTTGTCGTATTGATGAACTGCGCACTAAATTGAGCGTTATAAAAGCCGGACTGCGCAACGACAATTTTCGATGGCAGGTCGCCCGTTATGGACGTAGATGAAACGGTTTGCGAAACGGAAACCGTATAGGTTCCAGTCCCTCCGGCGGTGCCCGTAAGCTGCGCAACAATGCGCGTTCCAGCCGTTACGCCAGTGCCAGTAATCTGCATTGACGGAAAAATGGCGCCGGCAGAAACCGCGGAAACGGTGAGCGTCGTCGTGGCAATCGAGCCAGTAAATGAAGCGGTTCGCGAAACGATTGAAATGCCGTTGCTGAAATCCGTCGTGTTGAAGCGAAAGAAATACGCAACAGCGGTTGACCCGTCCGTCTGGTCGGTGGAATCCTGAAATGCGCCGTAAGGAGTATTCAGATACTTGCCGCCGCGAGGCCCAAACAGCGCCGAAATAGAGTTAACCAATTTGATGAAAAACGTGCGAAGAGCGCCGCTTGTCTGATCTACAAACCCGCGGTCGTATGCCTGCGGCGCCGACCCGATGTCGGGCAGCGCAGGCACCTGGATCTGCTGATTAAGGTTTGTAGCCATGTTGTTTTATGTGAGCATCTTGCCGGCTGCGTCCTCAACTTCCGCGACGCGACGCCCCCAGCCTTTGCCAAAAGTATCCCATGTCGGCAGGCTCTGAAGGAACTGCAAACGGGTTTGCTGGTATTTTTCCACAATGTCGGCCGAAGGCATAGCGGCAACCTTGGCCAGAGTTCCCGCGCCAATGGCCCCGTCGGGCACAGCCCCGACAACCGTCTGCAGCCACTTGGCGGCTCGGCCTGGGCCGGAGTTAATGGCCGCGTCGAATACGATGTAATCGACACCAGCGGGCAACTCGTCGCCCTTAATCTTGTCCCAATACTTCGTTTTGTACATCGGTCCGACGGTCTCAGGTGTCAGCGCTCGCATGGCCTTCTCATCCACTTCATGGCCGACCCACTCCTCCCAGACGCGTTTGGTAACGCCTAGGTTGGTCATGCCGCCAGGATCGCGGGGATGATTAACGAAGCCGCCCTCCGACTTAAGGGCGTGTTCTAATGCGGATTCAAAGTTCTCTTTCACTTCTTACCCCCGAGAAGTTCAGTCTTAGCCTGCGAGCCAGCAGACGATCCGAAGTAATAGGCGATGATGCCGGTCCAGGCGGTGCCAAGCGATCCAAGCATCATTGTCAGCGCCGTGTTATCAGCGACCGACATACGGCCAAACATCATGCCGCCAAGGATGGCGAAAAAACCTAGTGTCACCGACGCCGCCAGCAAAGGCGGAACCCAGGATCGGGTTGCCACCTGCATCTCTCGAGCGCTTTTGCGGTCGTCTACGGCGAGTTCCTCAAAGTTAAGGCCGAGATCCTGCGCCTGCTTTTGCAGCTCAATCTCCGCAAGTTTGACCTGGGCGATCTGGTCAGCCGTGAGTTTGTTGTTGCTAATCAGGTCGCCGACCTTTTCCTCATCGACGCCAATCGCCTTAGAGATGGCCGCCACAGCCATGCCGGCTAGAGGTCCACCCATCGCGGTCGCAATAGTCGGTGCAATCTGTTTAAGCCATTCCATGCTTGTCCCCTTTAAGTCATCGCCTGTCGGATGATAAAAATAATGATTACGCCAATGATGATGACGGCGATGGCGCCGCCGATGATCTGCGCGGCTAGGAGGCGCTGCGCCACTAATTTGCGCCTGGCGATCTTCGCTTCGCGCTCGGCTGCTGCGCGCGCCTGCTTGATCTTCATGCGCTCACGCAGCATCTGCTCCCACAATTCAGGGTAGCCGCCATAAATCAACTGATGTTTGAGCTGCTCCTCGGCCTCGCGCAGAGCGTTGGCCTGCATCACGATTTCCATCGCCCGGCCCGTGTCGCTCTGGCCTTTCTTGGCGTTATCGTTGGCAACTTTTTGGACGGCGTCCTTTGCATCAAAGAACTTGCCGAATTCGCCGACTAATTGGTTGATGTCCTTGCCTAGCTTGATCGCCTTCTGGATTCCAGCGACAGCAGCCTGAGCGGTAGCGAATGCGGTCGCCGCTGCTGTAATCGGGTCCATGTCACATCAAGACCCAAATGCCGAGCTTGATCAGGCCGATCAGCGAAGCAACCAGAAAACCCGCGACAGCAAAGCCTAGGACAAAGTCAAGCATCATCCTCTGCCTTTTGCTTGGCGATTTTTAGATGCTGGTGCTTGTACCAGATATTCACGGCCAAGCCGATGATGGCGATGATGAGGCCGCCAAAAGCCGCAATCTCGTTCGCAGTCAAGCCGAAGTAGACAGCGCTGGCGCTGCCCCCGTACTGCGCGGTGGTGGCTACTTTTGCGACTTCGGCGCTCATGGCTTACCCCTCAGCAGGCAGCGGCGTGTTGCCTTCTTCCAGCCACTTCAGGTATTGCTGGTAGTCGGTGTTGGCGGGGTCGAAGGGGATGCAGGCGCCGTCAGAAGTCCTTTTAACAGCTTGCCAACCTTGGTACTCAGTTAATTGATACATCTTTACAACTCCGCTGAAGCAGTGAATCCATATTGATAGGCAACCCCATCAAGACCGCCACCGGGAACAAAAGATCGGAAACCAATAAAGGAGGCAGACCCTGCCGCGATGTCTCCGTTACTTCCTCTGCGAATGTTGCCCGATGCGGGGTTTGCCAGAGGGGCAAAAAGCGTTACGGTTGGATTTGCCCGCATTGGAGTGGGGAACCAAACAGCAGCAGCGCCCCCTCCAGTTGATGCGTTAAGGAAGTACCCGCCGGTTTGTGCAACGGTTAAACTATTTGGACTTGCCGGATAAGCGTCATTTTGAAACGACGTTGTGTAATACCGCTGACACATCATCAACTCGCGCCCGTAGTCGCGGCGCTCAAACGGCGAGGCGACAGAGCCAGCTTCAAGCTGAACTCCGGTGATGTAGAAGGTGGCGCCGTTGGTGCCGACTACGGAGGTGGCGCCGGTGGCGGAGTTGTAATTTGCGCCTACCCAAGCACCTGCGGTTCCAGAATATGTTGCACCCGCACCTAAAGAGAACAGAAGTTCAATTCCGACGCCATTGGTCGTGAGCCATGTCCCAGACGTGTCACCAGCAATATTTAGGGTTTTTTGTTCCCATGTGTTTGCGGATGAAATGGTGTACGAGAATGGGTAAGAGCGATTCCCTGCGGAGTTTTGCAGCGATCCACCAAAGGTTCCTGTGAGGCTTGAACGAACCCAAAAAGAAACGGTGACCGCTTGTGCGGAGGCAGTCCCCCATCCAAGGTCAGAAATATTTAGACCTTCTATGCGTTGCCTTATTCCAAAAACATCTCCTGTTGCAACAGAATACGCAGAAAGTGATGTGACACCCAAGTAGTTAATGAAACCTGTCGGTGGAGTGACTGAGCCAGCATTTTGTTGAATGCTGATTTTTGAAGACTGCGTTATCAGCACACCCCACCGATCCAGCGTATAAGCCGAACTAGTAGGCGTCACACTCGCCCCAGCATTGCGCTGGTCAATGCGACAGTCCCCGTTCAAA